GTAGCCGTTCTCTTTAAAAAAACGGCCTCTGAGCGGTTGCCCTTGCTTATGTTGCATCTACGACAACAGGCCACCATATTATTAAGATCGATAGCACTATTAGGCTCTTTACTTACAGGTATTACGTGGTCTACTTGATCTGCATCTTGTCCACAATAAGCGCACGTATAACCATCTCTTGCTAGTACTACTAACCTTTGGCGCTTGTATTGTCTTGATAACCTAGGATCTCCACTCTTAGCCATTAGTAATATCCTTTTGCTTTGAAGAAGCTATAAGCATTACACATAGTTGTATATCTACTACGAATGTACTTAATACCTGCATCTATTTGAAGATAAGGATCATTAGTAGTTAGTTTGAGTAGTTGAGGTATCCCATACGCACTACTTTTCTTATTCTTGCTATTAGGATTCCAATTACTCTCTTTAGTCCATAGTAGTTCTACGCACCTATATTCTTTACTATCGCTTAGTTTTATATGCGTATATAACTTATATATTTCAATCTCTTTAATTAAAGTAGTAGTTGCGCTAGACGGTGTAATACTCGATATTAAACACAGTACGGCCACTAGTGCGATGCCGAGCGATTTAGCGCCACAGCGCCGCTCTGCATCAAAGCGTACCGCGCCAGTCAAGGGCCTAAGCCTAAGCATTACCATAGGGCGTGTTGCCTTAATTGGATCGCTTCACTTAAGCCGTTAGAACCTGGGAATAGGTCATCTATTACATCCCCGGCCTGGTAATTGAGTAGATCTAATACCCAATTATTAAAGGTTAAGGGTTTAGCGCCTACTAATCCTTTACGCATAGCCCTAGCACAGCTAATCCAATCTCTAACCATTGGCTTACGCTTATTTTCTTTACGTCCACCGTGAAGTAACAACGGCTCCCAGGCGTATTGCACGGTAGTAGGCCTTATCTGGTGAAAGGTTTTAGCCCATACGCATACACGTAGATCCGGGTATTTAGTTAATATCCAGGATAGATCTGCAGGATTACACGATAAAGCAAAACCGTCTGGATAATCTAAGTACAAGCGCTCTATTAAATCTAGATGGCTTTGTTGGCTATCCCATATCTCAGCCTCTGGGTGAAGTTTACCGTACAAGCGTTTACCTTGTTTAAAGTACGATGGATCTGCGTAAGCAAACTTCATCTCATTCGACCTAAACCTGAATTACGTAACGCTACGGTAGCCGTTTTACCAAAACTAAATAGCACGGTTGTAGTCATAATCCCGGCTACAGTCTGATCGCTTTTAATAAATCTAAGCGTTGAAGGTAAACCTAAAATGCCATCTGCTTCTTTCCATAGGAGATCAAACCACTGGCTTTTTCCGACCGGCAGTAAAGCTATTCCGTTGCCGTGATCTAACATTTTTAAGGCCCAGGGTGTTATTTTAGAATAAGGCGGATTACACCAGATTAAGCCTTTCCAATCCGAAGTTAATCCGTCATCGATAAGGCTGTAATGCTTTTTAGCCGGGATCCACGGTACGCCACCTACTGGCGCGGCTACGTCTATATCAAACTCTAATTTAAGCGCTTCAAATATGAATGCCGGCGTGTAGTGATCGTCCGTAGTTTTGTTATCGACAATATCTACGCCTAGCTTAAGATCTAGAAAGTTATTGCTCATCTATTATCAATTCCACGCCTAAGATTCCACAGATACCGTTTTTTATAGGCTCTTGGCACTCTAAACACTTAAGGCCAGGTGGTAATAACTCGGTAAACTCAATAACAACCTTCCCCTGAGTTTTCTTTTTACACCGTCTACAATCAAAGCTCACTAGATCCATAAACGCTCCTTCTAAGATCTTTAATAGGGAATAGGTCCTTTTGTCCTACCCAGTGGCTTCCATCGTGGTTGTGATACTTAGGCTTACGCGCCATAATTACCGGGATCCAGCCACATATGTAATAAACAGGGGAGCGGCCTACTACCAATACACCGACATCGTTTAAGCGATCTGTTTTACCTATGATTAACGAGCCATCGGTATATTTTGTCCACTTAACTTCTATCTGAGTACCAATATCTGCCTGGCGCTTGTAAGTGTTATTAGTAGGCACAAAGTTTTTAAGGCCAAAGTACTCAGCTACAGCGATCTCAGAGCCTACAGATTCGCTCATTTCGCTAACGTATTCGTGGAAGTTTAGATTTCTTACAGCTCTATTAGGGTGATCTGACACCGCGTTAATACTTGCCACACGTTCAAGGCCCACCCTATGAGCTTGTACCTCCTGCGAATAATCCAGTATTACCTTGATTATTTGATGCACTCAGCGCACCACCAATCCCAGCCGCCGTCTGGCCAATCGTAAGTACGACCGCCAATCTCTAAGCGATCCTTAAAACACTTATCGCATTTTCGGGCTGGGGTAGTGGTAGTTGAGCCATCTTCATTAATCCGAGTAACTAATCCGCCTTTAACTATCTCGGCGTAACCCATTAGAGATGATCCGCTAATTCAGGCTTAGGCATGTACCAAGATCCGGTAGCGGTTTGTTTTAACCAAACTGGATCGCACTGTTTATCTTTGACCTTTTCAGTGCACATATAGCCCTGCCACTCTTTACCGGTGGCCTTGGCTTTTCCAGAACGGTGGATCATATGGCCGTGGTTACAAATTGGGGCTTCAGGTAATTCAGTAGCACCTAATTTGTCTTTAATTAATTCCAGGGAAGTGCCTAACGATTCAGCTCCAGTAACTTCGGACACGGTAAAGCTAAGGCGCTCTACCTTTTCCATATCCTGTTTAGTTGGTCGCTTATCAGACCCTAGGAGTAGCCCGGCAGACCTTCCATAGCTAGACGTTAGGCAATTTTCTACCCAGAAGTCGCGGTTCACGCCTTTATCGCTACGAGCTTCGAAAGCGACATCTACTGCGGCTGGGTGTTCATCGTTCGCATCTCGATAGATTTCAGTAACTGCGTAGCAGTAACCCTTTTCAAAATCTACGTGAAGCTCTCTAACATTAAATCGACATAGGGGATAGTTGTCATGGATGCGTTTAATGCGTGTTGCCACATCTTCATAGTTATCTAGAAAATTAGCCATTTGTGGCCACCTTGAAGTAACTAGCCTGCTCTGCAAGGGGCCAAATACTGCCATCGGGCCATCTAGAGTTATGATCTCGGCACTCCGAGCAATAGGCGCGTTCGATCTTTCCTGTTGCGTAGTAACTAACGACAAGTACACTGGCTGGGATGCGCGCTTTGTCATGCCAGACGTTTTCTTTGGTGTGCTTGTCCTTTACTTTTCCCCACATCGCCTTACAGTGATCGCAGTAGCGATCCTTGTCAGGCTTTAGGATTTCAACCTTTATAGCTGTAGGTTTATTAGCCATTAGCGTTCACCTGCTTACGCCATTTAGCCGCTTGTAAATGACCTTCACGCTTTCCATCTTTGTAACCAAGTGAGTAAGTCCAAAGTGATACCAAGATCACTACGACTATTAGTGCTAGTACTTCATCTATTGCCATGTTAAGTAGCCCTTACTATCAATAACTCGGTGTTATTGATAATGAAAGGGTACGGCTATGCACTGACAATAGGCAAGAACCGACACGCCGATACTATACCTTAGGTTTATCCTTAGGTTTTAAGCCATTACCGGCTAATACACCGCCTAAAGATCCAGTTAAGAATATGGCTAGAGTTTTGAGTAGATCGATAAAAGCGGCATCATTCGGCGCTTGTGCGCCTATCGGTTGAGTTACAAAAATTAGGGCATAGACAACGCCAACGCTAACTATGAAGAAGGTTAAAGCTAAAGTGCCACCAATCATAAGAATTAATCGGGCATGTATATCTTGTGGATCTAATCGATCCTTATGTTTTTTCTTTAAGGGTATCTCCGAGAATATCTGCCGTGCATGTACCGGTAACCTTGCACTGAGGCGGCGTACACTCTGGCTTTTCCCAGTTTGCGTATTCCTGACATTCATATCTAATCCATCCTTGGTAGCCACAGCTAGTTAGGGTTAAAGACATAATCGATAACCCTACTAGCCACTTCATTTGTTACTTAGTACGGCCAAACTCAGGAGCCGAAGTATCCAGCGCCTTTAGTACTGGCCCGATAAAGCCAGAGATAGCGGCATAAGCCAGAGTTTTTAGATCTGTAGTGCCTGCCATATATAAAGCTCCAGCCGAAGCTAGAGAAGCCCTAAGCCATGATAAAAACATCTGTTTAGTTTTCATGTTTTAGTCCTAACTTGATTATTAACGCTGAGGCCTTCTCAGGCGTTAAATCTATTTCCCAGTGCATTTCATCTTTACGGCCTTTGTAATCGCCGCCCCATTTAAGGCCGTACTTCTTACTTAGTGCCTGTATTAAAACTGTTTGCATCGGTGTAAAAGTACCTGCATGACCTAAAGGATGCTTAGTAGCATTTAGATCGATAGCGGTACCGGATGCGTGATTACTTAATTTATCGGTAGTACCACGAACATTCCGAAAACAGTAACCCCAATCATCCAGGCCACCGCCATCAATAGGTTCAACGTGCTGGTGAAACTCAGCCGCGAAAGTTACCAACAGGGGAGCCACTACGTCGGCGCACCGAATCTTTAACTTTGTGCCGGGTATTGGATAGCTCTGAATCCCTATCTCGTTAGGGTCTTTAGAAGCTATCCATCCATTATGAGAAGTAAGCATTAGCTGAGTAGAAGTTTTGCTTCCTCGGCACTAATGCCAAGTTTTGCTAATAGATCAGCCTTAGCGGTTGCCTTTGTTTCTAGTTCGGTTTTTTCTATTTCTTTATTATAACGAACTTCAGCCCAATCTAAGATAGTGGCTTCATAATCTTTAGCAGATAATTCGGTATAACCTAAATCATCATCTCCAACCCTTAAAACTGGAAACTCTGCTTTTAATAATTCAATAATTTCATTTTTAGTTTTCATTATTTCGCCAATCCATAAACGGCTACTGTGCCAGTTATATTAGTTGCAGATGCTTTTAATAAAAATCCTGTATAAGTTCTGGCAATTGTGGTTGCTTGCCAAAAAGTGCAGCCCCTACCTGCATCAAGTTCCGCATAAGAACCCAGTATTTTTGGGCAACCTGAACTACCAAATGCGTTTGTTACCAACATACTGCCTGAACCAGGGAAACTACTTCCACCGCAATCAAGTGAAACCAGCATACTTGATCCACCATTATTAGCGGTGCTAGTAATTGTTGTTGAATTGTAAACAGTGCTTTGGTTATTGCCATTATATGATGATGTTTGTGTATTTGGTCCTGCATATCTCCACTGCATTTGTAAATCATTTGTTTGGTCAGTGTTAGAGTATAAAGTTTCAATAACGATTTGATAAGCACCATAAGTTGATGAAAACATATCGTCAAATGTAGTAGATGTATCTGTAACATTTGAAAATGATGCTCTTTTAATTAGTACGCTTCCAGCACTACTTGAAGTAGTTGCCCAAGTAGCAGTACCACCTGCAACAGTTAATATTTGTCCAGTAGTACCAATTGGTAATACATTAAAAGTACCTGATCCTGTACCTTTGATTAAATCACCTGCCGCAGTAATAGCAGTTGCCATTGAGTTAGTAACTGTTACTGTTCCCGAAGTACCACCACCGCTTATACCTACTCCAGCGGTTACTCCTTCAATATCACCTGTTGCACCTGAAGCAACCCAAGCCGCACCGTCGTAATACCAAAGTCCATTAGTGTCTTTAGTAAAAGCAAACTGTCCTTCTTGCGGTGAAGTAATTGCGGCATTTCTAGCGGCCGCCGAAGCAAACACTAAAACGCCTTGCATTAGATAACCATTTACATCACCGGCGGTTAAAACTTCTCCGGTAGCAAAGGTTTTAAAGCCTTGTCCAGCTGCCATTATTTTCTCCTTAGTATGATAGAACGCCTTCATCGAGTTTACTATAACCCAGCACGAACCCATCGATAATAGGTTCTAGCGTGGTAAAAATAGTTTTAAAACTGTTTGCGGTTATTGAATAATTAACTCCGAATATCTGTAAGTTTTTTTCTAGCGTTGATCCGCCTGGCTGAGTAGTAATTACCGTAATCGGATCAAAGAAGTCTAGATTTAAAGCGGCAATAGTGCCGGCTGTATAGTCAGGCGTATAAAGATCTAACTCGATAGCATCGCACCGAATAGAAGTTTCAGCTCTAGAAGCTACATAAGCCTTTGCGTAATCTAGGGCTACGGCATCTGTCTGCATTAATAAATTATCTATGTAATAAGAATGTAAAAAATATTTATCTATCGAAGGTTGGTTAAGCGCGACCTGAGCCGTACCGCCTGTCATAACTACAGTAGCTTTATTAAATACCAATACATCGTTAAGGATCCAAGCGGCATTTACATAGGTAATACCAGTACCATTATCTGCAAACACGGTAGAAGTTGCGCCAATAGATCCAACGGTTACAGATCGATCTTGGAAAACAAAACTTCCAGAAGCATCCACGTAAAAAGCACCGTACTCGCTATCACTGACAGTAACTAGAGCACTTAAAGCCGTTCTAGTATTAGTAGGGTTTGCCTGCATGGTTGTAAGTCCGGCATCAATATCGCGCATGGATGCAGGCCAATCGATCTCATCTAAGATCTGATTAATTCGAGTGCCGGATAGATCGCCTGCGGATGATCCTGCGACGGTTGAAATCTGCGCATTATTGGCAAGGCGTAGGGCATCTACAGCTTGAATAGTTGTATAGGCGACACCTCCAGCATCTTCATCTGGGTAGGTAGTCACATAACTAGTAATGAAGCCAGAGAATAGGGGATAGGTAACGCCTAAATAGGTAGCGGTTATCTGTACCTTACGCATTGGGTCAAGCAATTCATAATAAGGCCCGGTTACATTTTGCGGATTAAAATCGCCGTTTTGATCTACTATGCGAAGGCTCATTGTGCCTGTTTGAAATTGATCCGATAGAGCTGTACGGCCACGATTAATCTTTATAGTGTTGATCTGATCTGATACATCCACAATAACGGCGGCAGTATCGGCTAACACGTTAGTACCCAATATGCCTATATCTAATTGCATCGCCTGAGGAAAACTAGGACCAGTTGAGAAGTTAATTACGGCGTTTACTACAGGCACGGCCATTAGAAGCCCTGCCCTGCCGGTACGGTACTAAATCCATTTTTAGTAGCGATCTGAATACTCTCAGCTATAGCTTGGCTTAATCGATCGCCGCCTGCCGTGGTATCTACAGTTATAGTAATTTCTTGTGGAGCAGAAGATCCGCCTCCAGGAGTAAAGCCCAAGGATAAACCTAAACCCATGGCTTCGGCGCTTGTACCAAAGTTAGGGTTATTAATAGAAGTATTCGCCAAGTTTCTAACGTCCGGGAATCCGCCGGTGCCTGAGATGGTGCCGCCTAGCATTTGAGAAGGGCTAACACCTAAACCTAATAATATTTGCTGACCTGCGGTTAAAATCTGCATAGCCGCTATATCCATTGCTTTTGCTAACTCCACAGTAGAGCTAGTTGCTTCTAGATCTGCTAAATACTTATCGGCCATTGCGGCGTTTCCATCTAATATGGCTAACTTCTCGGCGATACGTAATTTAGTTTCTTCATCGGTAGCGGCGTTTAATGCGGCCATTAAACCTATGCGCTCTATATCGTATTTATCTTTTAACTTCTTTAAATCGTTTTCAGCCTTTAAGGTAACTATTAAGGCTTTACGCGCTTTCAGTTCTTGGATTTTCGCTAACTCTGAAGCGGCACCAGATCCTAGGGAATAAGTAAAATTAGACTTAGGAGCATTAAAATCACTAGCGGCTTTATCGCCTAATTTAGCTAATAATCCTATTAAAGAAGTATTACCAATAAATCCTAAAATCTTTGTAAGCCCTGAGTTTTGAGCAATACTAGTTAATTTACCAATCATTACGCCAAGCCCGGTAATTACGTTAGCAATAGAAGTAGCGAAGTTTTCCATGGCTACCGTAGCGGCTTCTAAGTTTTTATCTTTGCCTATGGCGCTTAAAGCATTTAATAATCCTTTGCCGATAATTTCTGACGCATTAGCAGAAGCTACTTTTAACTGGTCCATCTTTCCAGCATAAGTATCTAATCTAGCTAATGCTTGACCTGAAAACTTTTTACTTAATTCATCTAGGATCTTATTCATATCACCGCTAGCTAAAGTGGCCTTACTTAATCCAGCGCCTAATCTAGTAAGGGCCGTAGTTTGTCCAGAAAATCCTTTAGCCATAGCCGCGCTAACTTCGGTAACCGTCTTACCTGTAGCCGCACTTACATCCAAAGCGATTGCTAAAGCCTTTTGGCTTTGAGTCAATGATCCACTAGCTGTTAGAAGTGTTTGTAATGCCGGTCGTAGTTGGTCATCTAATACACCAGTAGTTTTCTGTAGGTTCGCTATGTAGTATTCAACGGCTGGGGCTGAGAATGCAAAGCCAGTATTTTTAAGCTGTATCTCTAAAGACTTAGCGGCCTTCTCATCGGCCATGAACGCATTCACGGCGTTCTTGCCATATTGTATTAATTTCTGAGCCCCGAATACTCCTAAAAAAGTCTTACCTAGGTTTTTAACCGTTTTATCAAAGGCGCTGATTTCCTTCTGGCCTTTTTTTAATCCTTTATTATCAAAGGTGCTAACTGCACTGACAATTAGATTAGCCACTATGCGGCCTTACTTAATTGAGTTTTATTATTAAAATTAGTAGCCACGGTGTTAATTGATTTAACTACTTGTGGAATAACCTTATTCTTAGTTTCATCCCAGGCGCGGAATATCACGCGGCCTCTTTGTTTGTCGTAACCTTTCATGCTACTTAACATCTCTGCGGCGGCATTAAACTCAGGCGAAGCGTTAGGATTTAGTGAGCCTGGACCCTTCGGATTGTTTCTACGCCCTGCGGTTTCAAAGATCGCGCCAGGAGCTGAATTATTGTAAACATAAAAAGCCGCTCTATAGCCTGATCTGTTGCGTTTATTTTCACCGGCAGAGTAGGCGACCTTGGATTTTGCTAAAGCGTAATCGTAAGCTGGAAAGGCTCTATAAGTAGCAGTTGCTATTGAAGCTGTAGGTTTGGCCCACCCACTTAGTACCTCATTTTGAAGCGGTAAATACCCACGTGCTTTATTGCGAACGATAAGCATAACCGTCTTAATATCTGCACTCATTTGTTTATTAAGAGCAGGCTCTACATCGCGCATAGCCTTTTGGAGTTGTTTAACGCCGGATACGTTTACTGGCATTTTTAATCTCCTTTGCTCTATCTTGTAAGACTTGCACGATTGCTCTAAGCATGTCTTGATCCATATCTATAAACTCTTTAGGCGCGATCCCGGTTTCTACCGAAAGGCTAGCGATCGTATAGAGAAAACTGTCGCGCCCTATTAGTTTTTTACTTCATCCAATACTTCTACGGTTTCCAAGCTGTCTATAAACTCGATCCCGAAAGTAGGTACGGTTATGTTGGCCCTACGCAAACATTCCCAAGCTAGCCAGAAAATCTCTGTCTGCCTTTCGTGCTCGCGTAGGACTTTGGATATACCTGCCCCGTGTTTGATCTCGAAAGCATATTCGACACCCGGCGTAATCTTGTGCTCAGTTATTTCGCCGTTAGCCCTTGTTATCTTTAGCTTTGCCATTAGTGCTCCTTAGAAGCTACCGCTAGTTGCGTATGCAACAGTGGAGTTACAAGTAAAGGAAATAGAAGCATTATTAATGCTTGCAACATCTCCGTTAATTGGTGTTAGGTTATTGATTAAAATAGATACGGTGTAAAGCGGATTAGTTGCGCTTACGGCTGTACCTTTTACTGGGATCAAAACTGCAGTAACGGTTGTACCGTAATTAGTTTGCAATAGGGTAGTGATCTGAGATGCGGCAAAGTCATTAAAAAAGTCCAGAGTAAGCGTGCTTGCCTCTAGGCCTTTCGTAAACTTATGAGCAGTATCTCCAAGAGCTGTAATTTCTAGCTCATCGAAAATCTGTGAAAGTGTTGCACTCGATACGTGGTCGGATATATCTACCGTTGCGATTTTAACGCCTACGGTTGAGTTAAGCATTACGGCCATTGTTATTCTTCCTTCTCTGCGGTAGGCGCAGCTTTAGGTTTAGGTGCTTCTTTGATCTGTCCAATTCTGGCCAGAAAATTATTTTCATTTGGATCGTGTTCGTCTGCCATGTTAGCTCCAGGTGGTTAGGGTTGAGATGGATATTTCACAAGTTAATAGATCACCACTGGCCGCGCTTATGATTGACGGAGCGGATACGCTAGTAACAGTAAGGGCCAAACTAGAAGCGGCTATTTTGTTAAACACCGCTACTAAAAATGTTTCGATACCGGCTAAGTTGCCTTGGTTATCGAACGCAGGTACAGCTATTAAAATCTTAAAAGTCGCCAGTGGCGCGATTGTGGCATTGTCATTATTAGTAGGCGTTAAATAAGGATCGCCAGGGATTATCGATACGCTATTAGCTAATAATGTTGGAGCGGGGTACGCGAATGTGCTCCAGACACCGGCATTGGCTAGATCTGTCGCTAGTGTGCCTCGTAAGGTTGTAATTGCGGCTGGCATTTATCAGCCGATCAAAGCTAGGGGATTAGCGTACGGTTGGATTAATCCACGTACTCGGTTAATTAATTGATAACCCATTCGGTAAGGTGATGGAGAAAATCCATCCATACCATTACCGCCTGTTTGTGAAACCTGCCGGGCCTGCCATACATCTACGGCGATAATCATCGCGGCCTGACGGATTGCCGGAGTATTCGCATAGGTGGCTGTTTTGTGATCGGGCCCGGTGCACGTGCCATATGGTAGAACGCGATGGAAAGGTTCATCGCTCGCTACCTTCGAATATTGTATAAAGCTGTATCCGCTTGGATAAGTTTGGTAAGCCCAATTCCACCATATCGCCGGCAATAAGTTAGCAGTGCCTGTAGAAAATGGAATAGTGCCCGTTAAAGTATAAACTCCATTAAAATTAATTCCGCTTGCCGCTACGGTTACAGATTGTCCGGTAACAAAAATACCAGGGTTAGCGAGCATTACTGTAGCCACGTTGTTAGATAAAGAAGTAGCGACTATTGGCGCTCTGTTAAACCAAAGATATTGGTTTAATAAATCTTCTGCGGTTTGGCAAACTTCTTCTACCGTGGCATCGGAGTAGAGCGTGCCAATACCAAGATCAGCGCGTAACTCAGCGACCGTTACATAGGTGGCGGCCATCTCTACTCCTTTGCTAATAGCTCTCTAGGGCCAAGGGCTACTAAGCCCTAGAGATTTTTACGGGTTTATTAGGTTAAGTTGAAAGTACGTACTCCGCGTGTCATTGTTACAAGCGGTGCCATAAATCCATAAATTGCAACCTGCACCTGAAGATTTGAAACTACATTAACGCTCATGTAAGCCGTTGGTGATTCAAAAATAGTTACGGCTTCTGGTGCGATAATAAATGCAGATCCATCGATCGTTGTAGAAGGTAGATCAACATCTACAGAGAAGTTAAGGCCTAATACGTTGCCTTTAATTCCTGTTGGAGAAGTGATACCGCCTGCGTTCATTGGATATTGTGCGTTGAAAATTGGGCGTCCAGTGCTATCTACAGCGCCTAGAAGTGTGCTCCAGTGTGAAGTACCACCGACATAATTCTGAGCAAAGTAAGAAGTACCAGCGTAAGCCGCTACTGGCTCGGTTGATGCGTAGGAGATTAATCCAGCCGCAGTTGCCGCAGTTGTAGCCGCATTAGTTGAGTTAGCAGTTAGGTAAGTAATTGCGGCGGCATTAGTTGCCTTTAGGTAAGCTCTTTGTAATTGCAGTGTGAGCTGGTCATAAAACGCAGGACCAGATCTTTCAATTAATTCGATACTCATCGTGTTCATGCCACTGTACTTAGCCACTGTGGCTGTCATGTACTCGGTTACCATTCCGGTATTTTGTACAGCGCCTGCCTCAGCTTCTACGGTTACTACTGGTGCTACACCATTTCCGCCACCGGCAGAAGTTACAAGTGTAGGCACGATTACGTTCATACCTTCGGCTGGTAGTACTGCCTTAGTACACGCATCGATTGTGCTACGTCCGAAGTTTGTATTTGAAACTACGTTACGTAGATATTGGTTAGGAGAAAATGCAGGGTTAGTTGTGAAGCTATCATCTGCGGCTTGAACCCAAAGTCTAGATTCATCGTTACCTAATTGAGCTTTAATTTTGTGCTCTGTATAACGGCCCATTGAAGTAATGCCGTGTCTTACAGTTTGTGAGTTGTACGGAGCTGTAATTATTGGGCGTGCGGCTTCTACAGTTGGAGTAGTAGCTTCTGCCGGTGTATCTGTTGGCTCTGGAGCTTTTACGTCCAAGATAGCCTCACTTTCGGTAGTTGGTTGGGTTGGTACTTCTTCCGCTTCGCTTTCGCTAGCGGCCACCTTAGTTACGATCGATTCGGCATAAGCCGGACTTTCGACTAAGGAAACTTCCTTCATAACGGCACTCGATACGACTAATACGCCGTCTGCGTTTTCTTTTGCTTTTAATACATCTACACCGATTGACAGAGAACTTATTAGCTCTTCTGCGGCAAGGGTTAAATAATCTGTACCCTTTTGTGAAGCGCTCACCTTAAAGGTTCCGAAAATCTGATCCTGGGTAACTTGAAAGTTAAGAGCTCTACCGATTGGATCATTTTGCGAATGTTGCGCCAATAATTTAACGCGGCGCGCTTCTGGTATTTGTACGCTTCCGCTTTCAAATATAACCGGGCCTGCGCTTGTATAACCTACCGTGTTAAACGGTAATACCACGCCTGCAATTATTCGCCGTGATATATCGCTACTCTCTATATCGCTAGCGAAGGTTAAGTGTGTAATTTTTTCCATTAGTCCATTACCTCATCTATTTCTGGGTTCTCATTACCATCTGGAGTTAGATCTTCCATTTCTTTAGCTTGATTAATATCAATTAAGCCAAGGTTTAACATTTTTTCTGTTACATCTAAACGCGACATAGCATCGCCACGTAAAAAGGTGTCATCTACTGCAAACTTCACGATATTTCCATTAGCAGTAATATCATTCATTGATAGGCGAGTTTCGATCGCTGAGATAAAAGGCTGTAAAGAATAAGCCACGAACTCTTTACGGCCATCTAAAATATTTTGATAAGTCATAGAATTATTCATATCGGCGGAGATCATGTAAGCCGGTACGTTCATGGCCCGTGCTATTTGTGTAGCTAGATACTGAGATGCTTCGTTATACATCATATCTTTAGGGCTAAAGCCTGTAGTTTCATAACTTAAAGTAGAAGTTAGATATGCGGTGCTACGTGATTGACGTGCGGCTTTCCACGATGCTAATAATCCTGAGATTTGTGCCTCTGGTAAATCTGCTCCAGTATTTTTAATATAACCGGTAGGCATTGGAGTAGATGCGGCAACGTTTGCGGCCTTTTCTAAATCTAGTGCGCTTTGGATTGTGCGAGATCCGGTAATTAATACGCCGTTAGTTAATCCTTGGAAAGTTACAAGGGAACCAATACCAGACATTGGAGCACGTGCGCCATCTACAGTATAAAATTGAACTTCGGTACCAAACTCATTAGTTGTAGTAGTTACGCGATTATTTGCTACCCATTCAAAACCTGAAGGACGTCCATCATCGGCGTACTGAGAAGTTACACGCCAAAAAGCGTTTCCGTAGAAGAGTAATGAATCAACCGTCCAAGCAATAGTTACGCTACGTGGTTGTCTAATATCTGGTTGCTCTAACCAAACAGGTTTACCTAATTCTTCACCTGTTGATTTTTTATATAATTCGAGATCGAGGCTAGATACAACTCCGACTAAAAGATTTCTGCACCTAGCTACTGCGGGTACCTGCATAGCCATATCGCGGGGTAGTACACCCATACCAACATTAGAGGTAGCTGTACTAAAATAACCATAGCCGTACGCCGTATCCATGATGGCAGGCGCGTATTGTGCATCTACCTTCTTAGTGTCCGGGCGCAGGCCCAAAGTCTGTAGTAATCCCATGAGTTAAGTTTTTCAAAATTGTCAAGCATATTTCTCGGTATGTCGTTACGTGTCGCTATATATTTTTGCGGCTTCCTGGGGCTGGACTAGGACGTGAATTACCATGGCTAGGCCTATAGCTATATCTACCGGGCCAGCCGATTTACGTCGGACAATTCGCCAAGCACTATCGTTAGTTTTAGCGGCGCAGTTATTCATATGTTGGATTAACGCATCCTGGCCTGAGTGAACTAATCGGCCATTAGTAAGCTGATCGTGAAGATCTGAGCAGGCCTGATAGAAGCTCTGCCCACTAATATCGCGAACTGCTACGCCGGATCTTTCGAGCCGATTCGCAACGCTTGCGGTAGTGTACTTGTCGAAGCAAACTACACGCGGATAATACATATCGCACCATTTTTTAATAGCGGCGGCGATTGCTAACTCATCTACAGCTACAGGGCTACTAAAGGTTTCAAGTACGCATACGCCAAACTTTCCATCTGGCGTTACCTGGCCCATTACTAAACTTGCATCGCGGCGGCTCGGGCTAATATCAAAGGCCATAACAGTTAGAGGCCCAGGGGATAGGACTAGATCTTTATTACTTGTATCTTGAACCGCGCCGTGAGGCCAAGGGCTTTGTAAGCTGTCGATCCACTGACAAAGTGTTTCGGTTCGAAAGTTTTCTACCGTGTTTACTGATAGCGCTTCTTCGATCGCTTCTTCGGTAATCATTATGCCCAAAGAAGGGTTAGCCATCGCCCAGCCTTTACGATCATCAAGCGCGGCCCATTGTGGCGCTGAGTATTCGTAAAAGCCAAAGCTAGGAGGAGGATTACTTAAAGCCTTTTCGCGTAGATCATTCAACGTAATGCTAAAAGCATCACCAGCGTTAGAGCTTAAATAGGTTTGAGAATTAGGCCGGGCACGTGTTACCGGTAAAGCGGCGGCGAAGGCTTCCGGGTTAATTTCGCGGATTTCATCAATCCATAAGAAGTCAGCCGTGCGACCACGCGACCCATCTCTAGTAGCCGCTACAACATCTAGGCGATTACCGTTTCGCATTTCGATACATTCAGTACCGTTCGCATATCTGATCTGTTTTACCTGTTTACTTAAATGATCGTTATTTTCAAATATATTACATATATCTCTAAAGTTAGATAAAGCCATCGATCTATTAGAGCTCATAATTAATTGATTTTTCTCGCCAAAGAGTACAAGGCCTGCGATAGCTCTCATCCTGCCGATATGGCTTTTACCTACCTGTCGAGCGGCAATTAATAGCGAACTGCGCCGGATAAAATTGTGATTCTCATCGATACTTAATAAATCATCTAATACATAACGTTGCCACTCCATTAAAGGCGCACCAATAGATTCTGCAAGCTCTGCTACTTCAATTCCACGGCTCGTAGTGTTAAGTGGCTTATTTTCAAGGCGTGGTTTAACCGCCCCTCGTAAGGGCTGTTTTACTTTGGGTGTCATTAGTTTCAATTCTGCTTAGGTTGGCCCAAAGCAGGACCAGCCTGGACCGTTGCGGTGGTTCTCGGGGAGGTATCTTCTCG